GGTCGAAACACCTAAGACGCAAGAAAATGAGGTGGTCTTAACACAATCTAAATTAGATGCTTTGATTGACAAAGGATTCAGCAAAGGTGCTAAACGTGCTGAAACCGAAGTCGCAAAGAGTCTTGGAGTAGATGACTTAGAACAAGCGAGAGCGTTAATTGCAGCGAAACGCGAATCAGACGAGGCACAAAAGTCCGACTTGGACAAAGCCAACGAACTGAACGGTACGCTGAATAATACGATTGAAGGCTTGGAGGGCAAACTTAAATCAATGGAGGTCGATATGGCTATTCAGAGAACGGTTGCTCAGAACGGGATAAATGACGCTGATTACTTCAAGCACTTGTTACAACAGGCTGCTGGAAGTGAGGACTTTGAAGAGGGTTCTTTTATCGAGTCATTAAAGACCGAAAAACCTTATCTTTTTAACGGGGGGCAGGTACAGGCAAAGAGGGTGGATTCTTCTCCAAACAAGGCACAATTAGATGTGACTGAACGTGTCAAGAATGCAACAACTATGGCTGAACTCTATGCGCTCCAAAATGAAATAACTTAGGAGTTATAATGGCTGTAAATACTAAAGCCCTATTATCGGATAGCGTTGTTGACTTGATGAATCAAGCCGTCATCGTATCTGGTGAGGCACAAAACAAGGTAGATGCTTACGCAACTATCAGACATGATGATATGGCATCATCAATTTCTTTCACAGTATTCTCACGCATGAGTGCTGCGACTACACCGTTGACTGATGGCACAGAGGCATCTTCAACAACAATGACAGATACTAAAGTCACTTTAACAATGGCTGAATATGGTGCTGTTATTACTTCAACTTCACTAGCAAACATCGCAACTGCTGGCAAGGCTGATTTAGCCTCTGCTGAGTTGGTTGGTGTTAACCTTGGTGAAACTACTGACAAGTTAGGTATTGCTGCATTGGAGGCTGGTACTAATACTATCGCTGCTGATTCTTCAGGCACTTTGGCTAAAGCTGATCTTAGAGAAGCATATACTGCTCTATCTAATGCTGGTATCGCCAAGTTTGATGACGGTCGTTATGTTGCGTTTGTTAACCCATCTCAAGTGTCTGACATTAAAGATGATTTCATCACAATCGCTCAGAACACCAATCTTGCTGCTGCTACTTCAGGTGTCGTGGGCTTCCTTGAGGGATTCACAATCGTTGAGGACGCCAATGTTACGGCGGGCAGTGTCCCAGTGTTCGGTCGCAATGCATTAGGTAAGGCTGTTGCTTCTGCACCAGCACTGCGCATTGTTGAAGGTTCTGATAATTTAGGGCGCACAGTCAACGTAGGTTGGTATGGAGTCCTAAAATATCAGGTGATAGATTCTAATGCACTGCGTGTAATCACAAGCGCGTAATTGTAATGGGAAAGGCAGTTGCTAAAAAGGCAGTCGCTAAAAAGGCTACTGCTAGACCCAAACTTAAGGCTTTGCGAGATGGCTCACATGGCATTGACGGTCAAGTCTATACTTACCAGAAGGGTGATGTTATTACCCTTTCAAAAAAGGCACATCTGAAAAGTATGAAAGATTTGCCGTGTTTAGAGGAGATTTAGATGGCATCGTGGACATTAAAAAATGCAGACGTTATTCAAGCATTACCGATTCTAGCCGATTACTTTGAAAAGGCTGATGGTGGTTCAACAACAACATTAACTTGCGGGAGATTAAAATCTCTTGATGAGAATGAAATTGTTGGTGCTACCATCGGCTTTATCAATGGCGATAACGCTGGAACAGATGCGACAATAACAACATATTCTTCAGATACTACGGGCAACTTCGGCTTTGCGGCTTTATCAAATGCGGTGGATTCATCCACTGGTTTTGGTATTGTTCTAATCGATTACACGACTTACATAAATCGTGCATTTGATATCATTAAAAATGAAATGCGAAACCGTGGCTTAGATATTGATTTGTTTTTAACGGTTAGCCAAGTGAAAGAACTTCATTTGACTAAGACGTTACAATTGATATGTATGTCCAAAAGACAAGATGCTGATTCTGATGACATCTTTCATGAGTCATATTTGGCTTATCGTGAACTCTACGAAAGTGAGATTACGACTATAAAGGCTGATTATGATTTAGATGAAGATGGCACAATTGACGATTCAGAAGAAAAATTGTCTAAAGGGCAAGTGGTGTTGAGGAAATGATACAGTTACTAAAAGGCAGAGGCTATAAGTTTACCAAGAAAGAAACGCTCAATAATCGCGAGTTTCGAGAGGGTGTTAAATCATTCACAAAAAATGAAGATATATCATCTTTTGGAAAACGCGCGTACAACTTAACCGAAGAATATGAATTGTTTCTGGACGAGCGCGGTTATACGGTTGCCAAAATGGAATCAATAATCGAGGACACTAGAGGCGAAACCATAGATGATGTGGTGATTGAAGTTGAAAAACAAGAGCGTGGCTTTTTGATTACATTTACAACCATTAAAGAAGGAGTTAAATAAAATGGCAACTATAAAAGGCTATAACGGGTCTTTGCGTGATAGTGCTGGCAATTTAATTGGTGAGTTAACCAGTTATACTTTGACAGTTACGCAAAACTCGGAGCAACATAACTCGTTTGGCGATGCGTGGCTAACTACGACTGCTACCAATAAAAATTGGTCTGTGGAAGGGTCGGGCATGTTTGACCCAAATGATACTTACCAATCTGCGGTAGTTACTGAGGTGATTACTGGAGATTCTGTTTACTCAATTGAAGTACGACCAGAAGGCGATACAACTGGCGATGATAACTATACTGGCTCAATCACCATTGGTGAAGTCACTATTGAGGCATCTTCAGAGGGCGTAATTGCCTTTAGTTTTTCTGGACAAGGTTCAGGTGCTTTAACTAAGGGAACGGTGTCGTAAATGGCTTTTCAAGCGATTGACAGAAACGAAACGCAAAAGGTCGTATCGATTGATGATCCTGCTATTAATTTAGACAAGTCAAATATAACAGCTTATTCAGATTCGCAAGATTTAAAACACCTAAGTTTTAAAGAGGGCGAAGAGCCAACGGTGTTTCATCTGGGAACTATAACCTATATGAAATTCTCTGAGATTAAAGATAGGCATATTAAGTTTGACTTGGGTGATGATGGGCAGGAAATCAAAACAAATCTATTCGGTCTTACTGCTGATGCGTTACGTTATTCGCTAAAAAAAGCTGACAATTTGCCTTTCCCAATTAAGATTGAGAAGGGCAGACTGTCAAATACAACGATGGACAAGTTGGCAAGACTTGGGATTGTTGAAGAATTAGGTAACATCGCGCTTAACTTGAACGGCTTTGGAGATAAAGACGAAAAAAAGTAATTGGCGCAATCATACAGGCAGAAGTCAAATATGATTGTCGCAATTGCTCTTATCAAGACAAGCAGGTGCGAGGATGTAGTTTAGATGCATCCACAATTGTTATGGCTCATGGTATTAAGGGGTATGCCACAAGATGCCCATTAATTGATGCCTATGAAATGTGTAATTATTTTCGGGTTTTTAAATACTGGAAGCAAAACAAATACCCAAATAGCGGTACATGGGCAGAACAACCTAACCGCTTAGTATTAATGATGGAGTGTATCGATGAGCAGACAGCAAATGCAAATCCTAATATCGGCGCGTGACAAAGCTACTCGTGTTGTTAGGGGTGTTTCAAAAGGCTTAAAAAAACTAGGCACAACAGCCAAACGAATGGGCAAAAGTATGGTTGCTGCATTCGGTCGCATGGCTAAATCACTTATCAGTTTCAAGGCTGGTTTAATCGCTGTTGCTGGTGTTGCTGGCATGGGATTATTAGTAAAGTCATCCTTAGATGCGGTTGACAAATTATCAAAGGTAGCATCAAAACTAGGTGTTACAACTCAAGAATTACAAAGATTTAGGCTTGCTGCTAAGTTGGCTGGTGTTGAGGAATCTGCACTTGACATGGGTTTACAGAGATTTATACGTAGAGTGGGCGAAGCAGCACAAGGCACTGGCGAAGCTAAAGATGCCCTATTAAAAATGGGTATTCAATTAACCAATTCTAATGGCAAGGTTAGATCAGCCACCAATTTACTCGGTCAAGTGTCAAACGCATTAATGAATACTAAAGACCCTGCAGAGAGATTAAGATTAGCATTCAAGCTATTCGACTCTGAAGGCGTTGCTATGGTTAATATGCTGAAGAATGGCAAAAACGCACTATTTGAAACAATGGGAATGGCTGACAAGCTAGGCATTGTGCTTAGTGAAAAGACGGTAGCGAATGTTGTTAAAGCTAATGACGCTTTCTTTTTAATGGGTAAAGCTATGGGCGCTGTTAAGGATAGAATGACGGGGGCATTAGCGCCAGCATTAGAGAGGTTTGCTAAATGGTGGTCTGAGTTCACTGTTGGATTTAGCGCGCAGATTAAGCCATTATGGGAGTTCCTAGAAAAGATGCTTGCCAAAGTAACTGGTGGTTTTGGTGATGCAACAATGGCTGGTAGAGAGTTTGGCAATACGGTTGGATTCCATGTAGCAGAAGCAGCATTGTGGCTGGAGAAGTTCTTTACCAAGCTAGATGATGGTGAATCACAAGCACAGAAAACATGGGCATCAATTGTTAATGGTGCAAATACTGTTGTCAATGTTATAAAACAAATTTCATCTGCTATTAATTCGGTAGTGCAAGCATTTAAACACTTGAAAGATTTTTCTAAATTTATGCTTGGAATGATGCCTGGACAAATATTTGGTGGCGATATAGAAAGTGGCAACGATTCCCTTAAAAAACAATCAAACAACTCAAGCAGCAATTCTCAGAGTTTGAGTTCAATATCCAATACCAGTTCAACCGTAACCAACATATACACCAACGCAACAGCACACGGCATTAATAACGCATTAGGGACTCGTGGAGATAATATTAGTCGTGGTGCGCGTATCGGTATGAATCTCGCTAAAGGAAATCTTACTGGCGGCTATGGCAACTTATCTATGACGAGGGCAAGATGATATTTCATTATCCAACATCAGCAGCACCAACGACAACGCTGACTTTTACTAATAATCCTGAATCGCCTTATGAGCGCGCGGTTATTAAACACAATACGCAAGTCCAGATGGAAGATGGCACGTTCTTTGTTTACTCAAGGGCTGTTACCAATTATCGCTATTCAATTACAGTGGTGCTAAACTCTGAGAGTGAGCGCGATGCCTTAGAATCGTTCTATGACTCAACCGTTAATGGTAGTGAAAAAACATTTAGTTATACAGATCCATATAGCGATGTATATACAGTTAGATTTGAAGATACTATGCGAATTTCAGAGATATTCAAAGACCGTATGTATCGTGCGACATTCAATTTAATACAAACGACATAATGAGAAGTTTTGGCTCTGGATTCAATACTAAATTATCAGCAAGTTCATATTTACCAGTTATATTCTGCAAGTATGAATTAGTTACTTATGTATCAGGCGCAACTGCTGGTACTGGAACTAAAACAACCACTAATTATTATTGGGCAGAGAGGGCAATTACTTATTCCTCTCAAGCCTATGAATCCCGTCTAGTTAACACATCTCCATTACAACAGTCTTTAGACCAATCAAGCCAAGTCTTTGGTGAATTAGGTCTACAGATTGCAAATAGTCCAACCAATTTAGCTGGCGTTATACAAGCTGGCATGAAGTGTACTGTATATCTTGGATTTGAGGACAGCGCAGGGAGTGGCACAGTTACCGATGCCGAGGTCATGTTTATCGGTGTAGTCGAAGGTGATATTGAGATAACTGAGGACTCTGTATCCTTTAATCTAGAGGACATCGCACATACTTACGACAGGCAGTTGCCTGACTTAATATCTCGCGAGGAATACCCATTTGCAGACCCCGACTCAATCGGAGATACAAAGCCAATTATTATGGGCAGGGTTCGTGATTTGGAATGCCGAGCAGTAGCATCTGGATTCGCATCCGTATTAGCTGAAAACGCAAGAGGAAGAACATACGATGATGCAGGATTTATTGAAGGCTTACCACCAATAATTGATACAGAGGGTGATACATCTATATATGTAACAGATGACATTGGCTGGTGGGTAGATGCTTTTGGCGTTGGCGTTTATCCAACAATGGTAATAAACACGGTTATTGATTATGAAACGAATGAATCAATTACTGGTAAATGCGATATATCTGGCGTATGTTCTTTAACTGAGTTTAAAACCAAAACAAACTGCGAGGGAAATGACGGCACATGGACAGCATACGACACTGAATCAATTTGCGAAGCTAATGGTGGTACATGGGCAAATGCAAATGAAGAGATTGAAATATCCTCTGTTGAATTTGATTCAAGCGTTAATCTCTGGAAGTTAAATCTAGTCGAGCCGTTAAAGGTAAATCATGGGCAGGGTGATACCATATTCCAAAAAGACCCGTGCGAAGGTGGTACACCTAACTTCACTGGATATGCTTACTTGGTTGCGGATCACCCTGTTGAATCCATCACCAATGTTAAAGTTGATGGCTTGCCGACAGCCTATAACGCTATTACTAGCTTTAGTGGCTATGGTGTGTGTCCAGATTGGGATTTGCCAACAAACAAGGCATATATTATTGTGCCAACTAATGCGGGTGGCATTGGAAAAACTGGTGGCGGTGGCTTAGAGATTGAAGACACTATTGCTGTTGATGACAAGCTCGTTGTTGAAGATGATATTGACGTTGATGAAGATGGACATGAGCATGACACGGTGGGCGAAAAATTCTACCAGCATACGCTAGATTACACTTATTCTCACGCAGTCACAGGTAGCTTTTATATTCAGGTTGTTTCGGGCAATTTTTCAACATTTATTCTTAAAAAATCTACCACAGAAGACGTTGTGGTCAATCCAACGCTGACTTTTACCTCTAATTATCCTGATGTGAATGTTAGGTTTTGGTCGGTTGGATCAATAACAACTCCGCCATTATTCTTCTTTTTGACTGTCAAAGGCGAAAGGATAGATAACCTGGGTGCTGTTTCAAATACCGTTAAATCTGTATCTAGTTCGTCTGGTGGCAACTTGTTATTAAAGTATGTTGGCGGCATCGGTGGCACGACTAACGTGAAAGCTGGTGTCTTAAAGATTGGCAACGCTGGCAGGACTGGCGATGTTACTAAAACTGGTGGCGTTAAGCTGGTTGGTGGAAATAGTGCTGCGGATGTGTTAGTGGGCAATAAAGTGACGTGTGATGTTATCGGAATATGTGACGGCTCAACTGGATACGTCAAACCACACGACCAAATTAAGAAGTTTATAAACAAATACGCCCGCAATCCAATTAGCGGAACAGAGGGAAGTGCAGACATAGTTTCATTCAGCAATGAAAGCGAAATGGATACGGCATTCAATAAGGTTTACAACACTGATGATGCTAGTAAACTAGGAACATCTTTATATCCAATATCCAATGTTAAAGCAACGGCTTCTTTAAATCCAAGTCCAACTGCTGATCTAGGCAACACAGATAAAACAGAGGGATACCATGCGATAGATTTTGCTATAACCGAGCCAAACAGGTTCAGAGATATTGTTGGTGATATGTTATTCCACAGCAACTCAACCCTAAATTGGCAGAACGGGGTGGCACAAATAAGGCACACTGGCGATGCGATAAGTAAAGATGCGACAATAAGCAAGTCTGATATTGCCATGCAAACAATGTCGTTGGCACGTTCTAGAGCCTCTGATTTAGCAACCGATGTAATGGTTAGATATGATTACTCGCAAGCTAAAGACTTCGCCCGAAGATTTGAATACGCTGAAAAAAGCGGTACTGGTGATGGATTCACAAAGACATTATTAGATGCTACTAGGGCAAGAGGCACACACTCTAAAGAAAGGTCTTACGATTTACCAATGGCTCGCGACCAAGTAACAGCCGAGTTTGTAGCTAAACGCTTATATGATGATAAATCAGCACCTAAATTTGAAAGTGGTGTGACAACAGTATTAAAGAATTTGGCTGTTGAGGTTGGTGATTATATAGATGTGTCGACACCTATTTATGTTAACGGTGTATTAGATAAGGGATTAGTTACAAGTCGTACACTAGAATTCGGCTCGGCTATTGACCAGACACCAGACTTGATTCATTTGAGCGTTAAAGAGAACCACACTGGCGATGGCTTTTATCTGCAAACTGATACTTTAACTGATAACCTGGCTATTGCTGATGCAGTTCCAACACTCACATTGAATGATGTTAATACTTTATTTAAGTCATTAACAGATACAGTAACTATAGCTGAAGGCACTATTGACGTGAATCAGGTTCAACAATTGACAGATT